GTGGCATACGAAGTCAAACCTTTTGAAAGCGGCGTCCTGATGGCGCTGGCATCTTTAACCTATGCTCTCAAAAAATCCCCGGGCTTCGACGGAGCAGCCCTCAATGCCGCCGCTAAATTCTTCACAGAAGTGCCTGCTAGGGGATGCGCTGAAGGGGAAGCCTTTGACGCGTACGAATGGCCGCTAAGCGTTGTTCAAAGAAGTGTGGCGGACATCGAAAAGCTTCTGGAAAATAAGGGCAACTAGCCCTTGGTAGGCCGCCAGACAGGTTCGCCACTGGCGGTTTTTCGCCTCTGATTGGACGAAAAAAGGGGGGGGCAGATTTATTTTCTAGCCAGCTGCCAGTTGATCCAAACGAGTCCATTCGATAAAAACGCTCAGAGCAGCGAAGCAAAAGATATATCTATCCCTTTCTCTCCTACCGCTTCTAGAACCGCTGCGACACGAATACGTGATACCCGAAAACGCGTCACGGGATTTAAAGCCGCCTATGACCGCGAAGCTCTTCGTATCAGTCACGAAGAATAAATCGTCCAGGCTCATGCCAGGCCGACATAATCCGACTGATCAACGGCTCGATTGAAGAACGAGCAGTGGTCCCCTACAGTTATGGGGCGCTTACGCTTGGAACCCACAAAGTGCATGCAGTCGCAGCTTGGGCAACGAGCCAATCATGCTCACGTTTTGCGAAGGGCCGAGGCATCCCATCAGAGATTCGACCAAAAACGCATCGCTTTGATCCTTCAAAAAAATTTGCGCAGTAATACACCCAACAATACCGAATTGCCACTACTCGTCACTGAGGGGCGGCGCCTGAGAGATGGTTTATTTTTCGTGGCGATAATCGATCCAATAACGCCATGCCCGCTGGCCGATATCATGCAAGGCGTGTTGGGCGCGGGCCTTATCTGTCTTTGAAATACAAAACGCCCGATGCGGTGCATCGGGCGTTAGGGTGAAACAGGTGTACACCTATTTCAGGACCAGACAGCAACAAAAAAGGGCCCACCTTTCGGTGAGCCCTTCTAGACCGCCCAGCAGAGCGGATTTTGTTTGGTAGGCGCGATTGGACTCGAACCAACGACCCCCACCATGTCAAGGTGACTGTTATGCATACATAAGCAGCTGATTTAGATAGGAAAAACATACACTTCAAGACTCGCCAAAACCGTCAGATCCGCCTATAAGAATCAATAAGTTAGCGTTGGATATTCCTACAGTACTCCCCTCCCACGGCGTCCTGCCGACCGCACATAATCCTTATTTATTCAACTCACGCACATACGCCTGGCAAGCCTTCAGTGCGATCAGCCCCCTGTCGCCGGCGTCGGTGATGGCGACAATTCTTTGAGCATGCGCTGGGTCAAGTTGGGCTCGACGGTTTCCATGAACCACGCCGCCGGTGCTGGTGGTGGTAGGCACTGCGTCGCAACTGGCTGGATCCTCGTCGAGAAGGACTGACAGCCGGACATCAGCAGTGGCAAGGCGATCGCGCAAGCGATCTTGATCACGCTGGGCATTGCTCAGTTCCTTATAGTGGGTTTGTTCGCTGGCCGACAACCGCTGTTCTAGGGCCAGGTGCTTGACCTGCTCCGCCTGGACCTGGGCTGCGGCTGCGCTGCTGATCTTGGCCAGGTCGGATTGGTGCAGCTCGGCCTGCTTTGCCAGCTGATTCCCGTACCGCCAGTCCTGGACCTTCCATGTCCCACCCACAGCCAGCAGCAGAAGCGCCAGAATCAAACCTCCGGCCACTAACACCTTTACTACGTCAGGGTTCATGGCACGTCCTTGAAGAAGAGGTGATTGCCCAGACGGAGGGTCTGCGTGGCTTTGGCAGCCCAGGCCGGCGGCTTGGGCATAGTCGTGGCGTAGTAGTGGGTCGCGCCATTGGTGATGTCGGCCTCAGCTCCGGCGATCACCAGGTCGGCCGCCCGCTGCGCCTGGGCGAATTGCTTCGGCGGGATCTCCTTCGCGCCACTCAGGTATGGATAGTTGGGGTCGTTCTGGTTCCAGCAACTGAACTGGTACGGCTTCAGGCAAACTCCAGCGTAGCCCTCCCCCCACCATGACTTGGCCTTGCCATCCTCCACACGGTTGCGGATGGTCCAGGCCACGGCGATCTGCCCGGCCAGGCCTTCGCCGCGTGCCTCCCCCCACAGGGTGCGCGCCAGGATGTCGCGGTCCTTCTCGGAAACGGTCATAACTTTTCTCCAGGCAAAAAAATCCCGCTCGATGGCGGGTTGCGGTGTTCGGTTTGGATCAGATGGTTTCGGCGGAGCCCAGCATCGGCGCAGCGATAATTTCGGGAATGGGCGGCTCTACGGGCCACACCGGCGCCTGGTACCACGTCGACTGAACCGTTACCTTGCCCAGGGCATATTTGTAGGCTTTCCAGGCTTTCAGGACCAGCAGCAACGCCGCCTGCTCAGCTTCGTCCTCCGCCGTCGCTTCACCGATATCAATACCGAAACCGATCGTATCGATTCGGTCCTGGATCCGAGCGATTTGCGTAAGTGACCGGGTATTGCGGGCCGACAATTCCTCCTTGGCAGCCGTGAGCTGCGCAGCCTGGATAGCGGCATCCTTCATGGCCTTGGTGATGAGTTGGGACCAGTCGATGTTGCTCATACATCAAGCCCCTCCGCTCATTGTGAGCATACTCGGCGCCGGCGGCAGTGGGTCGGGCAGCGGGCCAGGAAAGGCAACCACCCCATCCGGAATGTTTACCAGCGGGACCGGGAACGCCTGTTCCTGACTGTAGTTCGAAGGGATCGGGAACAGGAAGGTCAGTTCCAACTCGCCGTTAATCCGCTCGACTTTGTCCCTGAACCAGAATGAGCCGATCGCAGTGGCAGGGAGAGTATCCCCCTCACCTACTGGCGAGAGATCGAACTCCTCTCCATTGACCGTCAGAACATCGCCAAGCTTTATGACCTGCAGAGTGTCCCCACGGCCTTGCGGTATTAAATTGATTTTCATCGCTAATTCCTTGACTGGTTGCCTGCTTAAACTTTCCACCGTCCCTTGGCAACGATGTCGACGGTCATCACCGCGTTCGTCAGCGGAGCGGGAGCCATTACGATAAACGGACCTGTGTCGGTCGCTGTGACAACGGTTTGTCGTCCGACAAAAAGTGCAGCAACCGGCCCGCCGCTTACTTGCAGCGTCATCTCGGGAAGATCGCCGACGAATGTTTGCGGAAAGGCTATAGCGACAGCAGCACCGTAATACAACGCACCGTATGCGGTTGTGATGTTCAAACTGATAGATCCCCGATGTCGAGTTTCCATCGATCCATCCGCGAACTTCATCCAGTAGCCGCTACCACTACTCCCAGACTCGATAATTGCCCCATTAGCAACCAGGCCGATAGCGTTTGTCTTGTCATAAGAAAACGCCAACGACTTTCCGCTCACCGCGTCGTAACGGAGGCAAATCCAACTCCCGCCGCCCAGGCTCAAAAACTCGGCCGTATCGTTCGCCGCTGTCACGATGTTGTTCGAGGTGGGCAGTATCAGCGCGGCGGCGTTATACGTGAGGATCAACGACCCCAGGAATCGGACAGTTCGCCGAGCCCCGGCAGCAATGGTGCCGAAGCTTGCGATTGTCGTTGTTCCGCTGATGGTGACGACGTTTGATGTTGCGGCGCCAATGTTCACCGTTGCAGCAGACGCAAGGGTTTGTATCGGTGCGTCATTGATGGGGCCGGTGAGCGCGCCCCCAGACTTCGGCAAGGCTGCCTGTGCAACCAATCCCGTCGACGTCGCCTGGGCCTGGAGCTTCCCCACAGCAGACAGCAGAGTGTCGGTCGATACGACAGTTGAGTTGTTGCTGGTGTCGAGCCCTGACAGGGGTGCTGCTATCGCCCTGGCCGAGGTGAAGTATTTGTTTCCAGGGCCCTCTGGAACGCCGTCAGTGTTTGTCAGGCCAAGCGCAGAACGAACCCCTGCCTGCGTGGGATCGTTGCCCAGGACGGCAAGCAGCCCACCGAACTGGTTGATCAGCAGTCTGAACGCATCGGCTAGGTCTTTAACGTAGCCTTGCATCGGGGCCAGTGCGTATACACCAGCAGCGGTGGTTGCGCCCTGATAAGGCGGGTCGATGGAGATCGAGGTGTCGCTGAACCTGTCGATCACCTCATACCATTCACCGTCCGGACCGCGGAATGCATCGCCGACTCGACAATTCACAGCGAAAGCAACACCTGTTCCGGTAACTACACGGGAATTTTGGGTGACGGAAACCGTCCCGGTTTTATACCAAGGCATGGAGTTATCCTTTGATGAAGTTGCAGACCAAGCAGAAGAAACTGCTCAGTTGAATGGCATGGGCAGGTTGGAGGTGAGGATGATTAATGCAGTCGGGTAGCGATCTGTTGGAAGGCCTGTATAACTCGCGCCTGCTGGGACGCCACCGCCGGCTGTTGCGTTCGAGAGAGTGGTGCCGGCCGACGCACCCAACATGAAGCTCATTCCGCCGACTCGACCGTATGCCCCCTCGAGAACAGCATAAGCAGCACTATAACCCTGGTACCCTGCGCTGAAATCCCAAATACCCGCGCCTCTGGACCAAGGCAAGAATGCTGCATATTCAACGCCTGCCAACAGTGGCACGTCGTATATATAATCCGCCTGCGCATATCGGTAATCAGGAGGTACAGTTAGTTGTCGCCGTTGAATGCTTCCTCCAGCATATGGCGCAATCATGCGACCACCAATTGTTGTTGGATCAGGCGGCGGCGCCGTGATTTGAGCAACAACATTCAACGGAGGCTGTAGCGAATTGAAGGTTATAACGCCTGCCGGCGTGTAAGTCTTTATGTAGGGCGAACCCGGAAAAATATCCGACATAAGATCAAAGCAATAGTACTTTGTTGATGATGTCGCATTAGAGTAAAAAAATGTAATCGTGTTTCCAAATCGTTGTGAGCCATTTAGTGTTCCGGAGCCTACAAGGAACACAATTGGGTTTCTGGCATTGGCTAGCGTGAATCCAAACAGATTATCTCCTACGTCCTGCGCTACCTCATTCACCGGAGTCCAGTTGCCCCCCTGCGTTGGATCAAGTTGCGCTGATCGCAAGATCCTTCTCGACCAAGACTGCTGGAAAGTCATGTATCCACTTTTTACAAGCCCGTAGGAGATTTTAGTTGTGTCGAAAAGGAGCTGACCGTTTTCTTTCGTCGCGGTGAGATACGCCATTATCAGTAGTATCCATAAAATATCCGTGCATTCGCCGAGAAAAAACCCCAGCCATTAGTTGGGTAGGAATAGGCCCAGGACAAAACACCCGACGTCATCGTGACGCCGGGCAACTTTCCGGATTCGCGCTGCATATCCACAAGCGGCACCACGCCAAAAAACTGCGTTTTGCCTGGAGGCGCCGCCGGGATGGCAATCGAGCCATTCACGGCCCCCGTGTCGACATACCCCTGGTCCTGACTGATGTTCATTGTCATATCGAGAATGACTTTGTTGTCCGCAGTCCTGATAGTTATCCCGGTCATATCAAAGGCTTATGTCTATGCCCAGCACGCCATTGGCGTGGTAGAGCTTGATGGCTGTATTGGCGATTTGCAGGCGGCCCGCCCCATTCGTGCCGTTCAACTGCCAAGGCCCGGTACGGGGGAGCATCCATCCTTGGGTGTTTGCGATGTAGTCCGTGGACTGTAGCGCGCCGCCAATCTTGGCGTTGGTGATGGTCCCGTCCTGGATGAATGCGGCTCGAATGAACGCCTGCCCGCCGGTGACGGAGAAAAAGGCTTCCGGGTTCTGTGTACTGGTATTCATCACCGCGAAGGTGTCGGCCCTCACCACGAAGTTAGAGGTCGTCCCCGAAGGTCCGCTTTCCAACCCCAGGCCGAAGCCAGCCGCGTAGGGCTGTCCATTGGCAGTCAGCTCCATCTTCACCGACCAGATAGCGGAGAGCTTTCCGTCGGTTGAGGCTTGGGCGATTGCTGTTTGCTGGATGGCTGCTGAGTTCTCGCCAGCCTTGGCAAACAGTTGAGTGATCGCTGTCGCCGTCGCTTCCTTGTCCGTGGCGACTACTTGCTGAAGATCGGTGACCTTCGCCTGATTCTCGCCCACCGTCGCGGTGAGCTCCGTGAGCCGCTGCGCACTTGCCCGGTTTTCCGAAGCTGTGACCCTGTCCTGCTGGGCGATGGCGGCTGTGCTACCCCACTGATCTAGCGCGCCAGCCAGGTCGCCCTGGCCGTCATCCTCACGCCATGCCGCACGCAGGGCCTGGAAGGCGGTCGCTTGAGCCGTTACTTCTCCATCCAGTTCGGTGATCTCGGCGGTGTGGGTCGCCACCTGCTGAGCTAGGCCGTTTGCTGACTCAATCGATTGCCCTACGTCCAGCCAATAGTCAGCGTTTGGTGGTGGCGTGTTGACGGGAACTTGGACCTTAGCCTGGTAGATCCGGCCGTCCTCGACCACCATCTCGCCAGGCTCGTAGCCCTCGCCGGGTTTATAGGCTGATAGTCCGTCGAGCGCATCAATCTGGTTCTGGAGGCCTGGGATCTTGTTGATCTCATCCAGCAGATCCTGGCCGAGCTCCGTCTCGGTGATCTTGCCGGTAATCAGATCTAGGATCGGATCAGCGTCGGAACTGGCCTGGCCCATGATTCCGTTGCCCGCCGGGTACCAGGGGCCGATGTTGCCGGTCCGATCCACCAGGCGAGCCCAGAAGAAGAACGTAGCTCCCGCCAGCAAGCTCTGCATGCTGTAGTCGTTCTGGGGATAAGCCAGGTCGGCCAGCTTCGTGGCGTTCTCCAGCACGGGCGACGGCCCATACCAGATCTCGGTGCGCTGGGTGTCCTCGGCGCCGGGCGGGAAAGTCCATTTTTGCCCAATGCCGAACAATAGCGACGCAGTGGTCAGACTGGTGACTGCCGGCGGCAGGCCGACTTTCCCTTCCAGATTGGTCAAGTTGGAATTCTTCCAGATCGACGAAATCTCGAAGGCGCTGACTGACCGAACCCGGGCCAGATAAGCGCCCGAGTAAATGCCAGTGACGTCTACACTTGTCGAGCCAGTGCGCTGCAGCTTTATCCAGTTGCCATTATCCTTGCGCCATTCAACATCGTAAGAGACGGCGCCAGAGACAACAGGCCACGAGATGTTCATGGTGCTGATGGCGATGCCCTGGTTTACGGCGTAGCTCGAGGTGAGCGTAACGCTCGCCGGCGCGGGTACGACGGTGATTGGGATTACGCTGATTGGGCGCTCTTCCAGGCGTGCCCCGGTGTCGATATGAGCAAACTTGCTCGGATCGTACTGAACGGCCGATATCTCGAACACGCCTGGCTCTGGACGGGCAACGCTCACCACGCGGTACAGCGGGATAGCAAGGTCATCGGCATCAAGCGCCCACACCAGTTCAGGCTCTGGCGCTACGGAATAGTTAGCCGTCACGGTGACTTGCCGGCCGCTGACCAATTGCACGGTCCGGCCCTCGCACTTGCCATCGGGTAAGTTGAGGATCAGTCGATCACCAGACTTGGCCTGGGTATCGCGGTCCAGCGTGATGACTCTTCCATTGACCGCCGAGATACGCCCACCCACCGGCCGGCCGGCCAGCAGCTCATCAGCAATAGGGATGACGTAGCCAGGCAATGGAATACGCCCGTCCAAGCCGACCTTGAAGGTGACAGCCCGATCTTTGGAGTTGGTCAGCAGCGCCCACTTTCCGCGGCGCTGGGCCTCAGACTCACGGTCGCAACCTATCGCACTGATCTCCAACGGATTGTCGCCGTAGCGGCGCTGCAGCTTCTGGTCGGTCACCGCCGTGACGTCAGTGTCGTAGTTGTTCAGCGGGTTGTCGTAGCTGATCAGAGCCCGTGTGTAACGGGTGCGCTCCGACGCACTGGAATAGGTGAACTTGCCATCGATGACGTTCGCTCGTGTGTAGGCGAAGTCGAAGTCCGTGTCGCGCGGCATATCCGAAAGGGTGAATACCTGGCCCTGGGCCCAGTAGGTCATGCCCCGGTAGATCGCCGAGATATCGCGCAGCAGCGACCAGGCGTCAGCTTTGCTCTGCAGGTTTAGGTTGCAGATGAAGCGCGGCTCCTGGCCACCCTTCCCGTTCGGTACCAGTTGGTCGCAGTACTGCGAGATTCGGTAGAGCTCCCATTTGTCGACCATCCACGGCTTGATGCGTCGGCCGAGGCCGAAGCGATCGTTGGTCGTGATGCCGTAGGTGTGCCAGACCGGGTTATCGGTCCACGCCTCCTTAAAGGTGCCGTCCCAGATACCGGTATAGCTGCGCGACCGAGGATCGTAATTGCTGGGGACCTGCCACTTGCGACCATCGCAATCAGTCGTCACTGCAGGGATACTGCGGAACTGCTCGGCCGAAAACTCGATGTAGAGCAGCGCGGTATTCGGGTAGCGGAGCTTGGCGTCGATCACCTCGGTAAAACCGGCGATCTGCATCGTGTCCGAGATTTTGTTGTTGTTCTGGTTGGGCGTGATTCGGGTGATGCGCATCAACCAGCCGGACGCTGCCTTCGGCAAGTCAATTCGGCGGGTGCGCTCGTAAACGCTGGTGGTCTTGCCGTCCACAGCTTCATTCAGCACCTGCTGATAGGCGCCCCCATCAGTGGCCAGCTCAACCTTGTACTCAATGCGGTACCCGTTGATATTGCCGCCGGCATCCACGGACTGAAGCGCCGGCCACGCGAAACGCACACGAACGGCCGATAGCTGAGTGTTGCTGATCGCTCGGATCCACGGCGTTCCGCTGCGCAGCTCGGTGTTGATTGTGGTCTCGTTCTCGATCGACGGGATGCCTTGGATATAGCTCTGATCAACCGAACCGGTGCGCCACTCCCACTTCACGTTCGGGAAGTTCATGTTGCCCTGGGGGTCTTGCAGCGGAGTATTGTCGAGGTAGATGTTCTTGGCGGTCGGCGTGCCTTCAAACTCGCCTTCACCGACAGCAATCAGCATCTTGGCGATAGCTACGGAGCGCAGGCTGTCTGGCGCCTCGGTCGGAGTCTTCGGCTTATCGGATCCGCCCTTGGCGCCATAGATGTCGTGCTTCTGTGCTGCGCCCATACTTTTCTCCAAGCAATAAAAAACCGCCTCGCGGGCGGTTGCGGTGCCACAGGTGATAGTTACATCTGGTCTTCGGCATAGATCGCTGCACTGACGACTGCGCCGCCCCACCGCCTACGGCCTGCACAAAGCGCTGCTGGGTTGCCACTGGCCGTGGTGTTCTTAGCGCTGCCGAAGGCGTAGCTCGGCGTGTTCTCCGGCGCTGCGCTGGTCTTGAGCCCGCTGGCCTGAGGGCTGAGCATCTGGATGACGCCGCCGGCGACGAGGCCGATACCGGCCCCAATAAGGGGCGCACCGAAAGGCGTTGCCGAGAAGATCACCCCGGCCACAATCAGAATCGCACCGACAATCGTCTGAAGGATGCCCCCGCGCTTGCTGCCAATTAGCACAGGCGCTATGCGAATGTCCCCAGCGCCGTTATAGGTAAGCTCTTTTTCGCCGATGTTGCGCTTGTCGCGGAAGACCGCGAACTCAAGGCCGCGCGACTTTGCGTTCGAAAGAAAGCGCTCGAACCCTGGGATCTGCACACAGAGTGCTTTGATGGCCTCGGCCGGCGACCTCACCGCAAGCCTGAAGGTTTTCCCGAACTGGCGGAGCTGTCCATACAGGCGGATCGTTGTCATGGGTTGGTAATTAATTGCTGATGACTGCATCACTTTCTCCGGGCCATAAAAAACCGCCCGGAGGCGGTTTCGTGACTTTTCTTCGTTCAGTTGTAGTCGACGTAGGGACCGATGTAGAAACCAGCCATATCACCGCTGATGCGGTACAGGCTTTCCCTTCCAGGCTGCACCGTCGCAGCGATGGTCCTGATTGCTGCGCCAGCGCACAATCCTGACCCAGCTAGGCCAGCACCGAGATTCGTCGAGCCCGGCGGCAAGTAAAAGCTCGCCCTCTGCCCAGTGCCAATTTTTGCAGCCTTTCGCCCATCCACGTAAACGACGATGTCACAACCCGACCCTACCGCGCCGGAATCGCGCACGACAGTGATCCTTCCGCTTTCGCCGGATGGCTTGGATTGGAAGGCGTAAAGCTCATCGACAGGAACCGGTTTCGCGTCCATCACCGATATAGCCGATGACGCACACCCTGCCAGCAAAGCAACAGCTATCGCGCCTACGAAAAATCTCATGGGGTCACTCCTGTGGAAGATGGCCAAAGATATCACCGTTTTGCGCTGTACGAATGACCAGTAGCGCCCCGCCTCGAATCGGTAGTAGCGTTCAGCCACAGTGCATGGACGAACGCGGAGTTAGTGAGCAATGGGGCAGAAAACGATAGGCGACAAAATCAGAAAGGTTGCAGCTGTCCCTAGTGCGCATGAGCAGTGGGTCCGAGATCTTCGTTACGCGATGATGCTGGAAATGGAATCGTTTATAGATCGCGAGAACCTACGCCGGGCGCTCTCTGCGCCAGAGGTGGAGGCTTTGCCCGGTCCTGATCGGCTTGCTTACCGGTTCAGTCGATGCGTTGACATGCTCGACATGATTGCGCCCGTCGAGAATGATCGCCCTGCTAACGCAGCCAGATTGGCTATCGATTTCGCAGACTATCTTCAAGCTCGACATCTGGACCCAGGCTGCGAGCCCCCAAGCTCACTCATGGGGGAACTGTTATCTATGGACCTCGGCATTTAACGGATTCCCCAGTCCTTCGCCTGCAAGCCCAAGGACTGGGATTGCGCATGACGCTTTCGTTAGCGCTGAGAGGTCTGAGGAGTAAAGTGCGATTTGCCCTCACCTAGTATCACCACCACAAAAAGGAAAAGCTTATGCGGAAGTTAAGGAGCATCGAAACTGTCGGGCTGAGCGTTCAAGAGATACTTAGCGAATTCAATGAACGGGCTGGAGAGTTTGGCGTAACGGAAGAGAACCTGGTGTCGGTGAATGTCACGACGCCCTCGCGTCCGATCAAGATGCTGGACGATGGAAAGATCAAAGAGGCCGCTGTTCAGGTAACTATCATTTACTGGAGCGACCGATGAGCCACATCAAAGCCCGCATCGAAGCCCTCCGAATGCTTGTGGGTGAACTCAAGAACGCAGAGACAGTCTTCGAGCGCGCATCGATCTTTGCTGCCATTCGAGGCTTGGTCGAAGACCTCGACAATGACGAAAGCCTCAATAGTTACGCTAAAGAGAAAGCTATCGGCGTGCGCTGGCACTCTGCTGCCGCGCTTGGCTTTGACGAAACCAATGGGCACTCATCCGAAGCCCACAGGGTCTGGGCGATGGGTGAGCTTAGTACCCTAGAGTCTGCATACGAATAACCTCAAGCCCGGTCCGTCGGGCTTTTTCTCGGCTGTACGAATCCCCAGTAACGCCGTGCCGATCTGGATAGTGGCCTCTGACCCAAATCCAGCTCCAAGGAGGCAACATGTCGTCATTGCTATTTTATACGGACGCAAAAGAAGCAATCGTCGCAACAGACACGCTTTTACATTATCCCGACGGGCACGCTCCCGGATATTCGAGCAAAGCCTTGGCTATTCCTCATCTCAAGATGATTGTTGCCGGGACAGGTTCGGCTGCTCTCTTCAACCGTTGGATCGGCTTGGTGAATGAACAGGGTTTTGCCCTCGATGTAGATGCGGTCAATCTTCATGCTCCCGAGTCGCTTCAATCCCTCTGGCGCGAATTGAATGCTCAGTTCCCCGCTATGCATGAGCAGACAGCAACGATTTATCACTTCGGGTTTTCCGACAAGACTGGAAAAATTCATGGCTATGGTTACCGGTCAGGATCGAACTTCAAGTCCGAGTGGTTAGCTTATGGTCTGGGAATAAAACCGCAGCTCGTCGACGCTGCTGCCATTGACCTCAACTCGTTCCCAGATTGCGCCGTCGAAATCATGCGCGCACAGGCGCTTCAGGAGAGCCAAAAATCGGCAAACCGGGTCTACATCGGTGGATCAGTTCAGATCAATCATTTGACCAGCAACGGGTACTCAATTTACGCACTTGGCGAACTCGTTTGAGCGGCGCGATGACGCAATACCAAGCGCGTGCGGTCGAGCCAGGGCCCGCCGAAGACAATGACCTCTGAAGGCCTGCCGTACAGGTGGTGCAGTAGGAACGGCCCGGGGCCGAACGTCGCAGCATCCTCATCTGGCAACGACGGATCGGTACCGAGGAATATCCCGGCGTGATTCGGGTAAACAGTGCGCCCCACTTCCATGACGACCATATCGCCGCGCTGTGGCTGGTCGACCCGGTAGAAACCGGCCGCCTCGTAGTTCGCCTCGTACAGGCTGACGTTATCCTTGCTCTCCCACCACCCGTCGGCGCGCTTGAATGCCTCGAACTCCAGACCCCACTCGCGCTTGTACCAGTCGGCGCAGACCTGCCAGCAGTCCCAGGCACCATGGACGAATGGTCGTTTGAGCAGAGGCGTCTCGCCCGTGGGAACCACCGTCCGCAAATCGCCCTCCGGCCAACTCAGAATGTGCCAAGGCAGCTCCGTGGCCTCGCACATCGCCAAGTCCCGCGGCGACGGCCGGCTGGTGGCATCCGGGTGGGAGTGAACAATGCCTATCACCTCGCCCAGGTCTTCCGCCGCGGCGTATTCCTCGGGATCGATGCGGAATTCCTCGTTCGGCTCGGTCGCGGTGTTCTTGCAGGGGAAGTACTGCTGCTTCCGGCCAACAGCCAACAGAAGCCCGCAGCACTCTTTCGGGTACTCGGCCGCCGCGTGCGCCTGGATCGCGCTCAAGATGTGTTTGCGCATGGTCAGCTCCGGGCGATCAGGGAAACGGCAGGGAAACCGCCGAAGGACAGTTCGTTATTCTCGCCGAAGCGCAATTTGCAGGACGAGAGGCAGCCCTTGCACTGGTCCAGCGCTGGGTCATCCGTTGGGTTGTCCTCGTCGTCGAACATGGCTGCGCCGGTGTAGTTACAGTCAGGGCCTCTGTATCCACCGGTCATAGCCCAGTGACAGAAGGTAGTCATCTGGCGGCCGGGAAGTCCGTGGTTGTCGATCTCGCCAGGAGAAGACAGCTCCCAGATCACGGCCTCACCGTCCTCGCTGGTCTTCTGGTCGATGTACCAGATTTCCAGCGCTTCCTGGGTAGGATCCGCAGTCGGGTTTCCGTCTGGGAAGTTCTCCGCGTCCAAGTACTGTGCAAGAGTTTCGCGAACCGTCAGCTTGAACTTCAACATGTCGTCGAAGGCCAGGCACAACGCGGTTACCCGCCCATTGACGTTGCCCGCAGCGAACGTTGGCCGGGAGGCTGTGCCGTCGCTGCTCGAGGATATTCCCTCAATCTGCACCGGCCAGGCCGCGTACTCTTCGCCCTGCCACCAAATCGACTTCGCTGGCAGCTCATCTTCTGAGTGTTCGTACAGCAGCAGTTCCTCTGGCGTGTGCGGGATGGCGTGACCGTGGAAGCGCAGGTAGTCAGCGCCATATTCGGTCCCGTCAATTTCGAACAGGCGGATCTCGCCGCCGGGCTCCAGTTTCTGAATGTCCGTGATCAGTGCCATGGGCGGTTATCTCAAGGGTGAAAAGTTTGTTCGAAGGTAGCGGTGATGGCGTAGACCTGGCCCCCGCGGTGAACCGGCTTGTACCCGGTACACTTGTAGAGTCCCAGCTCGCCAAGGGGCGGTTCCCAGAGAAAGCCCTTCGCCCCTTTGTGTCGGTCGATGAAGTCCATAATTTCCTTGATGCGCGGCTTCAGGCCGGTAAAGGTAACCGGCCAGGATTGCGACCGGTTGTTGATCCCATCCTCGACTGATTGCTCGTACCCGTCGCCGAGCTTCTTGGAGCGGACGCGCTGGACGATATCGCCCTCTGCGCCTTTCTCCATCGCCCAGTTGAATCGTTCGATAGCCATCATCGCCCCTTGATTGCATTGTTAATCACGCCGCCTTGGCGCATGTCCTTGCTGCGCAGCTCCTGATACTTCTGCTCCACGAACGTCGCCAGCTCCTTGCCGAACAGGTCGTAGCCAGGCGCGTCTGCCGAGGACGATGCGTTGCCGTCACCATCTATATGCACTTCGACATTGATCTGAGTTGCACCAGCACCGCCGCCCATAGCCATGACGCCCAGCTTGCCGCTAGAGGTGCGGGTCAGTGGCATGATTGCCTCGGGGCCAGCCTCCCCCATCACTCCCGTCTGTCCACCAGACATCCCGAAGGCTGTTGGTTTACTGACCACCGAGTTGGAGAAAGCGCCGCCATTGGCGAACATCTGCACACCACCCGCCCAAGCGCCGCCCTTGGCCTGAATGCTGCCAGGGGTGAAACCGGATAGGTCGCCAGAGTAGCCGGCCTGGGTTGAACCGGCCGATGTCGCACCACCACCGAAATACGATCCAGCTGCAGAAGCGGCAAGACCGAAGAGCGCACTCATCGCTTGGGAGCTGGCCTGCCGAACCGCGATGCGAGCCATATCAGCCAATACCGACTTGGTGAATTCCGAGAACGATCCCTTCCCGGTCGTAGCGAAGTTGACAACGGCATCTTCCATCGAGCTGAAGGCGTTCCCGAACAGGGCCTTCGTCTGGCCGGCAATGTTGCGCGCCGAATCCAGGTAGTTAGCCCAGGCCGATGTCGCGCCCTTAGTCCAATCGCCCTGTGCGGCTTCAACATCTGCATAGTTCTGGCGGATTTGATCAGTGGCTTTTTTGTTCGCGTCTGCGAGAGCCTGGGACTTGCGAGTGAACTCCTCATCCGACATGTTTCGCGAAGGGTCGGAGCGCTGGTTTTCAAGTTCCAGCGCCTGCTGGGCGAACCGGTCTTGCTGGCTGTTCAATTCACCGTTCAGCGCGTTCTGGCGATCTCCCTGGCCTACGCCAAGCACGGCACGCTGGCCAGCCAGCTCTAGGGTTCGCTGCTGCTGGCCCAGCGCCTGGACGTAGGAACTGATCGCCCGCTCCTGCTTGGCGAGTCGCCCGGTTTCGTTGGTAGCCAATACTTCAAGCTGGCTATCCGCATCCTTTTGCGCCTTGACCATCCCAGCACGCGCATCAGCGATCTTCCGATCCAGCTGGATGCTTTGCGCGGCAGTGGTGGTCTTCTTGCTCTTGGCCGCCTCCAGAGCCGCAATCTCCGCCTCGTAGGCCGCGGTTACTTCGTCGCGCTCATTCCCGATCAGTGCTTCTCGCTTTAAGGCGTAGTCAGCCTGCGAGACGAGTCCTGCTTTCTGCGCTGCGTCCAGTTCCTTCTGGGCGTTTTTGTACTCCTCGCTGATGGCTGCCAGGCTGTTCTTGGCATTGTTGAAGCCGGTCAAATCGACCGGGGTTCCGGCGGCCTTCGAATCCTTGAATTGGTCGTTGATGTTCGCCAGGTTCTTGTCGATCGCCGCCTGATTCAGGCGCGGGTCGTTCGGCGCAACCTTGCGGATGTCTTCGAGTTGCCGCTTGTACTCCTTGATTGCCTCGTTGCGCTTCTGCTCGTTCGTCCATGCGGATTTAGTCAAAGCGTCGATTTTCGTCATCGACGATACGGCGTCACCCTGGGCTTTCGCCTGCTCCCCCTCCCACTTGGCGATGTCAGCTTCTGCAGCCTTTTGGTCTTCCAGCATGTTGAGACGATTCGAGTAGAGGTCGATCATCTCCTGCTTGTTTTGGAACAGGCCGACGTCACCGCTCTGCGCTTGGGCCAAATCCCGTCGAGCCTGTTCGATATCAGCGCCAATATTGCTGCGGCCAATGTTCTTCAGGCTATCGGCGGCGCGGGCAACTGCGTTGTACCCTTTTTCCCAGAAACTCAGGTTCTCCAGGATTCGGGGCGTGCGCTCATTGATTGCATCGGCGAACGACTCGGTGGCCAGCTTCACGGCACCCGCGTGGTCCCCCTGCTTCTCCAGCGCAGCGATCTGCGAATAAACCGAGGCAGTCAGGTAGTGATACTGCTCATTCAGCGCCGCAGAAGCTTTGACGGGGTCGTCGGCGAGCTTTTCGAATTCGGCAACTGTGTTGCTTACCGCCTTGCCGGTAGCCTCTTGCATTGATACGGCGGCCTGGGTGATTCCGGCAAAACTATCGCCGGCGATCTTGCCCTTGCCGGCCAGCATGTCCAGGACCGCTGCGGCCTGCCCGGTAGTGCCAACAGTTGCACCGACCTGACGGGCCATGTCGCCTAACTGTCCGGCACTGACCCCAGCATAGTTGCCGGTCAGTATCAACGACTCGTTGTAGCTGTCCTGTTCCTTTCTGCCCTTGTAGTAGGAAACCGCCAAGCCACCCATGGCAGCAGTGGCCAGCGCGATGGGGGCGATAATAGCCAGAAGTCCAGCAGCTGATGCCCCAGCCCCAGCACCCAACTGGGCAACAGCCCGAACACCGCTCCCCCAGTCACCGGAGGACAGTGCATTCCCCAGCTGTACGACGTTTTCCTGAGCCTGGCGGGTACCGAGGCGCAGTTTGTCGAAGCCCGTGGTGGTTTTTTCGAGTTTTCCGTAATCCTTGTCTATCTTGGCCAGGGCGCTGTTGTACTGCTCCTGGCTGATTCGACCCTCGTCTAGGTGCTTGCCCAGTTGCTCAACCTGTGTATCCAGTTTGGCCAGCGCAGCACGAGCAGGATCAATGGCACCCAGCAGGCTGTTCAGGGCCTTTTGCTCATCCATGGCCGACTTCGCCAGGGCTACCTGCTGCTTGTCGAGCTGCGCCGAGATCTTCGCGGCCTCAGCCTCTCCATAGGCGCCTGTCTTGGTCAGCTTCGCCAGCGCGTCACGCTGTTTCGCCAGGTCCTGGGTGGTTTTAGTACTGGTGGACAGCGACTTCTCCAGCGCCTGCATTTCGTTCATCAGCGAAACGGCGGACTGCTCGGCCCGGCCGCCGGCCTTCGCCATTTCATCCAGGCTAGTTTTCGCCTGGATTGCATCGGCCGAGTCGATCTTGACGCCGAGTTCTGCAATGTTCATCGACTCACCTTGAATAAGTGCCCGGGGTTACGGGCTGTTTTCCCTTTCCTCCGCCATAACGCGCAGGGCTTCGCCTTCCAATACCTGCAGGTCAGGGAAGATTTCAGCGAGTTTTTTCTTCTTGATGCCGAGGAAGCCGGCCACGTCGCGGATGCAGCTGTAGTCGAGACCGATTGCGCCGCCGGCGCCGGCACGCCATTGAGTGGACATCCTGTTGAACAGGAGGAAGGCAGACCAAAGACATGGCCAAATCTCAAACTCTTCCTCTACGTCCTCAGCGTCCCAGCCAAATGCGGCAAGCTGCTCCGCATTGGGAGGAGGCTCATACAGGGCGCGGGCGGCGCGAATCAGTTTCCCGTGCGGGCCTTGGCGTAAGCAGCCTGGTAAGCATCTACAACAGCCTCGGTTGTTCCGTGGCACGAGGTCACCAGCGCCTTGATTCCCTCGTCGTTGAACTCGTCGTCGAACTCCCAGCCAACAACCAGATCCTTGATTTGCTGCATCTGGTTTTCGGTGTCGACTGCAACAATTTCGGACACGGTAGGCTTGTCGCCGAACCGATCTAGACCCTCCTTCCGACGCTGGTTCCACTCATCGAATAGCGCCGCCAGCTCAATCCGGTTTCGGTATTTGAAGGTGAATTCAACCTTCACCGGATCTTGGCCAACTACGGGGACCATCACCGTGCCCGAGAAGGTCGGCGCTTGGGCAATCTTGAACTTCGCCATGATTAAGCCCCGCCGCCGGCAACTACAGGAGCGCGATAGGCGGTGATTTCAGCGTTGATGGTGAAGCCAAAGGAGACCGCCGCGCCTTCGTTTCGCACCAGCGTGGGGGTTTTGTTGAAAGAGGCGTAGCCGGCGTAGTAGATCGTTTTGCCGTTGGGCAGCGACATACGCAGAATCCGCACTTCCTTTTCGCGGTCGGCTTTATCGAGCTCTTCGTACCAAGCCAGGCTGTCGTCGTCAGCCAGTTGGAAGGCGAACGCCTGCGCATTTTTGGTGGTCGGGATCTGCTTGTCGCGGCGCGCCTCGAGCGGCGCGTAAGTCCAGTACTGCTGCTCGCCGCCGGACATCGAGTTACCGATCACCTGATTGACCGCTACCCAACCAGTAACTTTCTTCGCGGTACCTCCACTGATGCCATCCGGGAAGAAAGCCACGTTGGAGGTGTCGATGCCTTCCAGGGTGAATGCTCCAGCGGCCGCGTTGGATACACGGACGGCTCGCTCATTGATGTCCTCCCAGCCGGAAGTGATAAGAAGGATATCGCCATTGGCGAAGCCGTTTGCGGCGCTAGTAGCGACACCCGGGTTCGCGTTGCTGATTGAAGAAATCAGCTTGGCGGCAGCGAATCCGCTGGAAATCGAAAGTGTTGCCCCGTTGGGGAAATAAACAGACATGGGTTTTCCTCTGTGCAGAAATGACAAAACCCGCTCAATGGCGGGTTCCGGGGTTGCCCAACGGGCGAATTTGTTTGGTGCTATTCAAGTTCCATATTGCTACGAACCTCGTCTAGTGGGATTCCAGACTTTGAACCGACGACGACGCCTGTGAGCCCGCAAATGGGGCAGCAAGCATGCCGATCCTCGTACCACTTGATGATCTCTTCAGGTTTCAGCCATGCGCCGCAGCCAGTACAAAGGCACCTTTCGCTCTCGCTGATTTCCTCACGATTCCGATAGCAGTGGTCATCTACCAACTCGCTCAGATACTGAAGACGTTGCTTCCTATTTTCGTCCATCGCCGGTCCGCCCTACCAATCTGTAATGGGATTGTACTCTAGGGGATCAGTAGGTTTCGGCGCGGTACTGGAAGGACACCGGCAGGGTGAAGGCTGTGTCCTCAGTCTGCTCGGGGCCTGGCTCAACAGGAGTCATGATCAAAGCCGTTAGCTCGTCACGGATTAGACGATCGTTCAACGGGTACAGCGCGGCAAGTTCATCGGCAATCGTCTCGGCACCGCCAGAACCATTGCCTGTCGGCGTTACGATGGTGATTTGAAATAGACCGGTGTAGAGCCGATGCTCGCCGGCCAAGTCATTGCTGTCGGTTCCGGCTGGTAGAAGGAACGCCCTGAGGTACGTTTCACCGCTGTTCGGGGTGAATGGCACGTTCTGGTAGGCGATGCGCAACGCAGGCGTTCGGGCCGCCGCCCAGGCCTTCAGGCGCGACTCCAGCAAAGTGCGGATGATCTTGTGGCTCATACCTGGTTGTTCCTGATTGCCTCCAGCACGATCTGCTGGAAGCGGGCCACGGTGATGCGGACCATGCCGCCGGGTGCCTGCTTGGAATGGCCGAACTCCAGCGGGATCGCGTAAGGCAAATTGTTGATGACGTAGGCCATCTGCCCGGCGGTGAAGTCGCTCATCGCGGCCACCAGTGCAGCGACAGTCTCGGCGCCGCTTGGGTCAACCTCGTCGAAGGTGACGCTCTCGACCACGCCAAGGGAGATGTGCCAGTTCGCGCGGAACCGGCCGCCGACGTAGCCTTCCGGGGCGATGATGTCCATCTCGTCGTTCAACTTGCGGCCTTTCTTGAGCCTGCCGCCCTTGGTGAGATTGGCAGGGTCACTGCGCAGCTCGGCGTTGTAGTCGTCGACGGCCTTGTTGTACTGAGTTGCCACAACGTTCTGAGCCCATATCTCCGGGTTACCCACGGGAGACATGCGGATCAGGCTTGTGCCAACTTCGATGATGATCTCGCGCACACTGGCGTCGATGGCTTCACCAGTCTGGGCAGCGAACTCAGCCAGGCTCAGGGCAAAGCTGCCGGGCTGGCCAGCGCCCGCCCGGCTCATGACCGCACCTGCAACTCATACAGGATCGGTGTACCCGCGGGATTGATCTCTTTCATCGGAGGCACGATTGACCAAGTGCGCCCCTGAACGATCACCTTGTCCAGCAGATCCGGCACCCACTCCAGCCCCTGCGCGGCGATCTTGAGCTTCTTGTCGCCCTGCCTGATGAGGCTGTTGGTTTGGAATTCCTGGCCAGTGAAGTCGAGCAGGATGCCCTGGGCCATTTGCTCGATGGTTGCGCCCGGCGTTTCGCCGCCTTTCTCCGGGTCGTATTCACCCGGCTCCGCCTTGCTAATGGTCACAGGCTGGCCGAACTCTGTAATCATCTCCAGAGCCATCACGGCCATTTCGTCGTAGAAGGTCATGGAATTTACTCAAGGAAAACGGATGAATAATCAAGAAAAAGGAGCGTATTTGCTCGAGGCGATCTCGCATCTCGAAAAGTCGATTGATCAGGGTCGCTTTGCGGAGTTCCCGTATAGGATGTCGTTGCGGGAACGGATACGACTGGTACTGCGCGGAACCAGAGCTGAATGTTTAACGAAGGACATTCAGGACAGATATGTGCCCACCGCTGGTAATTTCTCTCCCATTCCCATAACGGTACTGGCCGCCGCTATCAAAGGGAGTAGCGATGAATCACTTTTGAAGATTTTTAAAGCAGAGCTGCTTGAGAATGACCTCGGAATGTAGCGTCACGCCCGAACTGCGAACAATCCGCGCTTCTGTAGGTAGTCGGCAAACTGCGTAGCACTCGGTCGGTCAGGCGCCGCCGGTAGCAGTCGGCCGCTGGTGTTTGGGATCGTCGCGTACTCGCGAGTTACCGCGCCCTCTACACGCTCCAGCGTCACAGCGCCTTTACGCTTTTCGATTGGGTCGATGTCGTCAGCGTGGATCTCGGCCGCCAATGCCATCTGGCCATACTGGATGCGCGCCGGTAGGTAGTTGTCTGGCTTGATCTCGCAGTCCAGCTCAACACCCCGGCGCGGCCAGGCCAATGCCTGACCACTGCTCATCTTGCGGCCTTTCCAAGTCTTGCCATCCATCGCCAAGGCAGCCCGGCGCAGCAACGCTTCCTGCACTGATTCGTCCGCAGGGATGGTCACGCCGAACTTGCCGGCGTACATGACGAGATCCGCAGCGCTCGCGTAGCTTTCGGCGTCAGGCTTGCCGGTACCGTCCTCGATGATGAGAGTCATGAATCAGCTCGCTGGGATGAGTTTCTGGATTTCTGCTTTCGGGGCTTTCGGATCGAACTCGATGCCCTGAGCGGTGAGCCACGCACGCAGATCGGCTACGCCCATTTTTGCCGGGTCAGTCTCAGCAGAACCGCCGGCCTCGATGACATCTACATCGACCTTGGCAGCTTTATAAGCCTCGACAACGGCAGGCCAATCTCCCACCACAGTGACTTTGGTCACGCCGGATTCTGGTTTGTCGAAGTACTGCGGGTTGCGATAGCGCTTATCCGGATCAAAATCCGACGTCTGCGCAGAGTAAGTCAGTTCCATGAAAATCTCCAAGGCGGCCCACAGCGGACCGCCAGGTGGAATGAACGCCGATTAAGGCGCGGACAGGTCAATCAGGACGCCGGCGGTGACCTTGTCGCTGGTAGCGTACTTGGTCCAGTTAGCACCAGCACCAATCGCCGCCAGGTTCGGATTCACGCCACCGGTGGTGTCCTTCCAGCTGTAACCCAGCAGGTCCAGATTGAAAGTACCCTCAGCGCGGAAGCCCATCGCCAAGTTTTCCTGGGTGTTGATCGGGTAGGAGCGGAAGCCAGGAGCCTGGGATTCGGTGATTTTGATGGCACCAGCCTGCAGACCAAAGATGGTTTCCGAAGGGATGGTGTCCGATACCAGAACCGGTTTACCCATGGTGCCAGGCTGGCCGCCGTAGATGACAACGCCGGCTTCCTCGTAGACCTTCTCGGTGATGGCCTGGTCGACCATGTCGAAATAGGTTGCCGAGTCCATGGTCCACAGCGCGATACGGCCGAATCGATCACCGAATTTGCGCATGCCCTTGGTCAGGGCCTTCTTGCCATCGGTGGCGAAACTGGCGGCAGCAACCATGTTTGGGTTGGCACCGATAGCAGCCTTCAGTGCTGCCATCGCGTACTGAATGTAGCCTTCCAGCACTGCATCGGCATAGTCGACCCCTACGAGCTCAGAGAACTCCTCCGGAGAGCGCGCACGACGCTTGAAGGCCTCTTCAGTGGTTTCGTACGGACCGTACTTGAAAGGCACCTTCACACCGACCATTTCGCCCGAGCCAATCTTCTGGCCCGCTACTGCGGCGGTGGAATTGACGTCACGGTGGGCGATGGAACCGCCCAGCTTGTAGAAGGCGCGCTTGCGCAGGTCGCCTTCGATCAGCTCGTTGTCCAGCACCAGCGCGCCGTTGGAAGAAGCGTTGAACACATCGATCACGTCCTGGATGCGCTCCAGGTAAGCGGTTTGGGCAAGGTCGTTGTAAACGATCATGTCCGAGTTGACGGTAGTCGCCATGGGTTACTCCATTATTTGGGCAATTTCAGGTACGCGTCCTGGCCGTTTTTCGTGATGAATTCACGCTTGGCCACAGACGTCATTTCGGAGCGCTTCAGTGCGGCATTACCGCCACCCCCGCCCGGGGCATTGGTTCCTGAAGCCCTTGGCCACAGATGAGGCGTGCTTTCGCGCAGAGATTCCGCCCATTCGAGCGGGGTCAAAGGGGTCTTACCGTCTTTGCCCAAGATGGCTTGGCCTTCCTTATCGACAGCGACGGCCTCGCCCTCTTCGTTGAGCATGAACTGGCCTTTGGCGCGCAGGATCAGGTCGTCTGCGGCTTCTGGCAGCGCCCCGGCCTTGATGGCGGCGGAGCGGATGGAGTCGCCCAGGACTTTGTCCCGGAACTTCTCTGCGAAGGACTCGGCCTTGTCGGCACGATCCTTTTCGGCCTTGAGCTGCTTGTCGAAGTCACCGCGCAAGCGCTCGGTGCGCTTGGTGAAGACTTCGTCGATCTTGCCCTCGGTCAGGAGCTTGGTTTCTTCGTCCTGGCCGGCTTTGGTCAGCAGGCCTTTCACGGCGTTGAGGTCCAGGCCTTCAAACTGGGTTTCGAACTGGGTCAGCTTGCCGGTGGTTTCTTTCAGCTTTCCCAGCAGCTCGGAGTTCTTGGTTTTCAGCCCGGAAACGGATGCTTCAACGGCAGTCGCGATAGCGGCCTTGATTGCCGGATTTTCCAGGTCGATTTCGTTTTCTTCTGCCACGTTGATGCACCCCTTGGGTATGTGTTGCCCACTTTGCAGGCATAAAAAAACCCCGGCATTGCCGAGGTTTGTGAGTTGCTTTTTGCAGCGAGTGGTAAGCCGATTAAAAATCCTCAAGAGTTTTCAGCATTGCATCGAACATCAGCTTTGCCACTTCCTGATAGTCCTCTTCACCTTTTAGTTTACGGACCACGTTTATGCCTGGAACCGTCAACACAAGCTCACCAGATTTCCCGCTAAGCGACGCCGAAACAAACACGTCCGTTTTGGGAAGACCTGCGTCTCCACCAACACTTACAGCCACATCAAAACTCACTGAGTCTCCGTGATTAAGCTTTGCAAGCAACGGAAAAACACTTTCATCAGTCTCTGAGACTATGCGGACGATGTCGGTCTCGACGACAATCAAGCCCAGATGTTTACGAAGAGCGTCTTTAATCCCCCTCAATGCGTCGCGGGCATCAGCTCGATATGCAATCAGAGCCTTAGTGTTCAATGCATAGGCATCAGTAAGCTGCTTGTATTTCGACATTTCGCTATAACCTTTTAATTCCTTTTTGAAGCATGGAATTTATAGGGTTGCCCTTTCAAATGCCAGTGGCTCTAAACTCTTCATCTGCACCAAAGTGAGCGGAGCGAAGTTGCGGTCAAGCTGCAGCTCCGCGAACCGCTCTACGCTCAGCCCGCCCTCGCGGAACAGCTTCGCCCGCACTGGACCGATTGCCATGTCTTGGAACGACGCCGGCTGTTGCAGAAGCCAGTGATAATAATCGAGACTCGCGCTTACCTGCCCCGCGCCATCAGCTCCGACCGAAGCCCGAGTAGCGCCCTTGGCGAACATCTCGCTGAGTTTGGTCAGCAGGACAAAGGTGGTGCGGCAGTTCGGGTGAAACGGCGGCCGTGGCCCGGAATTGACCGAAAACCGTCGTTTGTCCATCGACCGGCATTGCTGACTGGTCTTGCTGTCCAGGGTCGCGACCATTTCTACCTCAGACACGATGTCTGTGTTTGTCTTGGCTACCTCCATCCGCGCCTGGGACGACACATGCTGAATCGCAGTGTGAACGACCGTGCTGGCATTGCGGTTGGTGGTGGCGAGGATACCGTCCTGGTAGCCCGCAGACTTGGTGCCTCGGATGTTGCGGATGATCTGGAAGTTCGTCTGCCCCTCAAAGAAGCCTTGCCGAATAGTGCCGGTGACGCGATCGCGCTCCGCAGTGGTCCAACCCTTGATAAAGGACTTCAGCAGCTTGCCGCCACCGGTGCCGCGCACACTGAGCGGGTTTGTCAGTACCGCCGTGCGGATTGCCGCAGCAGTCGGCGCGACCACATCCAGAGACACGCCAACCGGCGCAGACCGGGCCAGACTCGATGCCTCAAACTCAGCCTCGTAGTTGGCGATGTCGATCAGATCAAGGTTCAGCAGCGCGCTGTAGCGGTCGAAGATACCCAACAGCAAACTGTCGACTTCCGTCAGCAACGCCTCCAGGCGCTTCGCGTTGTACTCAGTCAGATCCGACTGGGTTAGACGGTCGCGGATGGAGCGGTCGATCTCCTTCAGGAAGGGAGCAAACTTGCCCACCTCCCCGGCCTTCAGCTTTTCCAGGAAGACCGCGTGCCGGATCGTAGCGTCAAGGACTGCTTGGTTTTCCGCCATTTACGTCGCCCTCATCATCCAGGCCCAGGCCATCGCTCTGTTCCGATAACTCTCCGTCGATCTGCTCGTCTGTGCGTTCAGGCGCGATCAAGCCCAGCTTACGCAGATATGCCCGCAGGTCAGCTTTAGCGAAGCCACCGTTCTGCCAGAGACCGACAAGCGCCGTGATCATTTGCGGATCCGCCGTCAGCTCAACGAACTCCTGATTGACCTGGTAGGAGACTTTGCTGTCCGCGATGCCCATGTAGGCACTGCACCACATGATCGCCCGGGTATAGGCCTCGCTGACGTTGGCAGCACAGCCGGCGAGCACCGAGGTAGATGCAGACTGATCGCCGCGGGATTCAGTAGCGGTCTTGGCGGCGAGCGAAGCCACGACCATGCGTGCCCCGAGCTCAATCATCATCTGGTTCTTGTCGGCCATGGCCTCCTTGACCAATGTGTTCGGCAGCGGCTGCGCGTAACCAAATTGACCGCCGGCCGGTAGCATCATCGGGGCACGGGAGCCGACGTAAACGCCATTCTTCTCCATCCAGTCGCGCCACTGCTCGTCCAGGCCGCTGATCCATGGCTGCGCCTGACCACACCAGAACACACTGTCTTCGTAGTCAGCACTGTTCCGGTAATGGCCCAAGTTGATCATGGCGATGTCGTACAGCGGCGACTCATCGATGCTCGGGTCGTTGTTCTGGGCACCGACGAAAGTGAATGGAATCTCTTTCAAGCGCCCCGTGACGCCTACAGGCTTGAACTCAGCGACAACAGTCAGCGGACCGCCGCCTTTCGGACCAGACCGACGCCAGACCCGGCAAGCAAAGCCCTCAGGCTCAAGCGCCAACTCGCGATACTGCTCAATCACCTTGAAGCCGAAGCCATCCACCTCCTCCGGCGCCTCTCGCAGTACCACCAAGGTGAGCACGCTATGCCCATTCACCATGCCGGTGCGCCAATTGATGATGTCCTCGGCGCAGTACGACAGGATCACTGAATGCCCGCCGGCGCCGTCATCTTGGTGGAAATCCACGTACAAGCCGTGCCGCCCGGCCTCAAGCACCTTTTCCAGTGTCCCCTGGGAGTGCTGGTAGATGCTCACGCCGGATCCGTTGGCGTTGTCCTGCAAGTACTCCAGCTTCTTCGGCACGGTAAGCGTCGGATCTTTGTGGAAGGCCAGGCCAAGCAGTCCATTCCGGGTGTGCCCGGTAGCGTTCTTGAACACTGCCCGTTCACGATATGCCTTGTTGCGGTCCTGGTTCTCTGGCGACTTGTCGTGGGCGTTGATGTAAGGCAGTCGGTCGACGACCCGATGCTGGCCTGCGCATACGTCCCGTACGGTCGCCCAGCGGTCAAGCGCTTCCAAGTAGTCCGCCCGCTTGAAGGAGACGTCGTTACTCATCGGGCGTATCCCATTTTGATGGCGGTGACCGGTTTGATGATCGGGTACTCGCGGTGAATGAAGTAACCACCGCCGTCATTGGGGTGGTCGTTACCCTGGCTCTTGTCTGGCTCGCCATTCGGAGCCCATATTTGCTGCTCAAGACAATCGGCGTAAGTCGGACAGGTGAACGGATTGACGAGGTACCGCCGCTCGCCCTGCGCATTGCAGAACATGGCATTCATAGCGTTGATCCGATCCTTTACCGGAGGGTTCGCCGCCGGCGCGATGACTGTGAAGCCTGCCTGCTTGAGCATGGCGATGTCGGTCACGCTGGCATTGACAGATTTGCGAGAGTCGCCGGAAGCGTCCGGGTAGATCCGGATCTCGCAGGTCTTTTCAAAGTCATCGCCGTTGTGCCGCCAGTACCGCTCCTTGATGCGCTTGATCATGTCCGGCGTGTCGTAGCCATCCACCAACTCATCCACAGCCCTGGGCATGCCCTGATCACGCTTGACGTGGGTAATTGCCGCCATCTTCCCGACGTTGAAGTCCATGCCGATGAACAGGGGTTCACCAGGCTGCACAGTGTCGAAGCACTGATTCAACCTGCGATCATAGGCGTGGTAGATCGAGCCGGACGTCAGGTTGACGAACTGCCCGTTCAGGTATGCGCGGATCAGCTGCTGCGGGTACGACTCCATCAGCGACGGGATGTAGTCATCCGGCAGGTTCAGTTCATTGTCGAACGTGCTGGCCTGGACCAGGCCGTACATGTCCTTGAGTGCCGGCTTTTCCCGGATCTGCTTCACGAACTGCTGATAGACGAACTTGAACCCCTCGGGGGTAGTTGTCACGTCTACGCCGTTCTTGAGCCCCGGCATTTTGTAGCGCATCCGGGCAATGATTTTGCGCCAAGCATGCTGGGCCTTGAGCGACGGCAGCACATCCAGTTCGTCCACCAGCGCATGGCCGATCTTGAAGCCGACGATGGTCTGCGGCTTCTCCATAGAGCGGCAGATTGTCGTGCTGCGGTATTGCCGGCCGCTGTAGAAATCGACCTCTTTGTCGCTCTCCTTCGTCCTGACTTTCAGGCCCCAGTCGTAGGCGACCTCTTCAATCGTGGGGAAGAAAATGTCGCGGATCTGTGGGTAGGTCGGAGCGAAGTAGCCCGAGTTGATCCCGGGCCATTCCCATACATGCTTACACAGCGCCGCGCAGCCCACCCAGGTCTTGCCAGAGCCAAACCCGGCCACGAACCCACGGAACTTGTGCGGGAGCAGGAGGAAGTCAGCCTGCGGAACATTCAGGCTCGGCATCCGGTTTCCTCGCATTGATCACTTGAACCGTCACGGCTGTTGGTACCGCGGGTTCGTCTTCGGCGTCAGCCTTCTTCTGTCGGTTGACATAGACATCGCCGACTTCTTTCGCGGCCTGCTCCAGGATCTGCATCGCGAGGCCGATGTTCTTCATCGACTCTGCCCGCTCGACGAACCGGTTCATGGCGCGCAGTCGGTACGCACGGTTGGCGATCGGGATCTCGGCCGTCTCTTCGCGAAAGCGCTTTCGGGTGTCGTGGAACAGGGTCACCCACTTCTTCGCCAGGTCACGCCCCGCTCGCTTTGTCGGGTCTTGAGCCTCGCATTGCTGGCGAGTCACATCTAGCCCGAACTCTTCCCGGACAGCGGCTGCGACTTGAGAGGGAGTGTCGAAGCATGCCAAGGCCTGAACGATGAAGCCTTTCACCTCATTGTTCAGGGCTGCCATAGGGTAAATTCCGTCTTGGGTCTGTCAGGGGTCAGGCCAATCTGAGCAGACAGGTTCCGCAGGCCCTCGCAATGTTCAATTTCCCCACCTCAGCAGGACTGTTTGCAGCATCCACCAACGCTTGAACGTCAGGGCTCGCCCCGTACCGACGCACCACACCAATGAACTCTTCGACGTCATGGCCTTGGAGCTTGATCTTCGGTGCGCCGTCTTGGGTGAAAGCTGGCTGACCGTACTTGTCGGTCGCATGAGCCAGGTGATAAAGCTCGTGCTCAATCAACGCGCAGAACTCAAGGTCGCTGCACTGGGCGCAGTAGTCAGCGGCCAACGTGATGATGAAAGCCGGCACGTCGCCGAACCAGTCACGCATCTGTTGCTCCATCCGAGCCTTCTGCCAACCACCGGCGCGGAACGCTACCTGCTCGGCCTGGCCCAGCACTGTGCGGCCCTGCTTCTCGAATGCGGACGATGCCCACATGACCCGCACGTCAGCGTCGATCAGGTGAGCGTGGTCTTCGTTGTGGATGCTGCCGGTGTCGGCGAGAATCTCGGCTTGGAGCCATTCCCACACTTCGGGGGCGGGCGCCAAGCGGATGCCCATGTCGGTTAGCTCGGACAGTACTAGCAGTGACGCAGGAGGCATTGGTCTGTGCATTTGGAGTGCGTCCGGTGATCAAGCCACACGAGCGCTAGAAACTACACGCAGTTGAGTGGCGGGCGTGATGCCAGAGTGCTTCAATCGATCCGCACTTTAAAAAAGGAGATGTGCAATGGAGTTTCTTAAACCGCTCAGTATCTTTTCGCTGGGCTTTTACTCGGCAATCGGCGTAGCTGCGTTAATCGCCCTGTACTTTTTATTCTACGGAGCCCGCTGTGTAGATTCGTGGATGAAGCGCCAGCCAATGCCAACAGACCGTGTATGGGCCTATGTCGTCATTGCGGCGCTTTTGGGGCTGTGCATCGGAAGCTTCGCACAGGGGTTTGCCGAAATTCATACCGAATGTGCAGCCTACGGTCAGCCTGTTGGGCCGTGCATCTTTAAACGAATCAGTCCCTAGGCTGTAACGGCCATCCGACTGGAAAGGCGCGTTCGATTGCCTCCCAGTCGGGTTGCTTCGTCGTACTGGCCCCCTAGCTTATTTTTCATCAGCGACGTAATAGCCTTGGTCTGTAGCGATTGCATAAACTGCGGACAGCGCCACAGTAATAACGCCGTTACCGCGCTCTTGTCCTGAAATGGAATGGACTCGATAAATCACCTCAGCGCCATCGTCACTCGTAACCTTTCCATCTCCGGTTATACGCACCGCCCACACCTGGCGGAAAGCTGGCTCGCCGGAATCCAATGAGACGACCTTTTCAAAAACGTATCGAGCACTGATGTGTCCATCAATGAGCTGGATAACCACTATTGCGCGAGCTTGTCCGAATGGAGTGCTAATACTAAGCGTGATGCCATCGGCGCCGATCGCACAAGACGTCCCCCATGCATCGGTAGCGTCATCGCTATTGAGCATCTCGTTGACGCCTTTGCTCAGCTTGGCCGCGAAAGACTTTACCTGCCCTGCGTGGAATGCCGCGCTCATGATCAAACTGTACTGATTCGCCTGTATTAGTCTGAAGCTCATACCAACCTCCTTTTGATGAAGGATGAGTATGCATGATGCTGGGACACGATTTGTATGCTAGCGAAGCGTGTCGCGCCCTACCGTTTCTTCTCACAACCCATGCAGCGCTCACAGTTCAGGTGCCGGCAGATCCAGGCTTTGACCCGCTGCCAGTAGGTGACCATGAACAGATGGCGGATGCCGGCCAGGGCCAGGGCGACGTGCAGCGTCAGCCCGGCAATCGTGGGTCCGAATAGAAAGCTGTTGTGCCCGGTGGTGACCACGTAGGCGCTAATGGCGACGGTGGCGTAGATAAGCTTCCCAAGGATGCCGTCCCTCACCTTTCCACTCACCACGCACCAGAAGGCCCACAAGGCGATCAGGCCGCAGGCGATGGAGTTGATCAGTTCAAGATTCATGGTGGATTGCCTCCCCCGAACCGCTGGCGGATGAACGCCCAGAGGTCAGCGGCTTTGATGGCCCGGGTGATTGCTGCAATGAGCGATCCGCCGAAGGTGCCCAGGAGGAACCCGACACCCGCCACACTGCGCGGCTCAACCACTCCGAAATATGAGCTAATCAGGCCTGTCAGGTAATGGGCGCAGACCGCACCTGAGAAAATGAAGATGGCCCAGGCCTTTCGGTCTACCAAGTCATCGCGGTGCCAGAAGCTGGCGGCGATTGCGCCGAGCAGTCCGGCAAATGCCCAGTCGAGCTTGTCGAACAGGCGCTGTAGAAACTCCATGCCTTCGACTCCGACTGTGCATGATTGAAGAAAAGGGCCGGTGTGAGCGGCCAAACGCTGGGGAGCAGCGGCGAATAGGTCAGCTCCAGCAGCACTCCCAGCTGGGGGCAATAGGTGTGGGGAGCCGAAAATGAAAGCCCCAGCTAGTGCTGAGGCATAGAAATTCCTAAACGTGCGCCCATGGACCAAGGGCACACGGTTTTACGAGTGAGACTGCTTAAAGCCTCTCCGCTATCAGTTACGACAGCACATCCCAGCTCACCCAGACCTCACCACTGTTGCCGCCCGCGTGCCACAAACCGTATCCAGGAGGAAGCAGGATAGGGAACGAGTTAATCACAGTGCTCGAACCCGCCTGCATCACCAACGGATAAGAGTTTTCGCCGTTGAACTGGGGTTTCACTGGGCCAGTGAAAAGCTTTCCTGCAATGATGGCCACCGTGCTGATCACTACCCCCTTGGTGTTAGTTGCCGGATTGATGAGCTGGTAAAAGTTGCCCGCAACCGAGTATGCGTTGCTTGCGCCATATTTTACTGGTTCCATTTTTTCACCTATTAAGTCGAATGATTTTTAGCGGAGGATTCCGCTTTCATGTCGCTCAAAGGCGATCGCTCGAGGCTCGTGGCCTTCACATGATTCAACGTCCCGCACCGGGAACATTTGATCTGGATCTGGGTGTACTCGCCCACGCGGGCCAGTAGTCTGTTGCACTTTCCACATCTGCAATCTTTAAGCATCTGCAAAGCCTTATCGTTTTCTGCTAGGCTCCGCCCCGCTCGCGCGAGCAGTGAGGGCCTTGGCTGGCTTGCAGGCTGGTTCTGCGATCTGGCGTCTCCCTTGGGTGTTCCAGCACCCTCTGGAGTCGCCCTCTCTTTTCTCCGTACCGAAGCAAAAAGCCCCGAATCTATCGGGGCTTTTTGCATTCCGGGGTATCGGTAAGCCCCTGCGAATGCAGAGGCCTTGAATAGGCTCGGAGCAAATACAACAAATATGTTGTATCACCACAAAACTGTTGTATACTGAACTCATCCAAACAACGAGGCGAGGTGATGAAGTTCAGCGAGTTCAGACGATGGTTGAAGGCCCAAGGGGTGACCTTCGAAGCAGGCAAAGGAAGCCACTTCAAAGTCACCGCCCCGAACGGCAACAAGACAACCTTCGCGGACCACGGATCCAAAGAA